ACAAGATCATCCAAGCCGGTGAGCCGGACGGGACCTTGGCGAGCAACTATGCCGTGCTGACCGGCAAGCCGTCGAGCCAAGCATTCCCTGCCTTCAAGGCTGCGGTGCAGGCCCTCGGTGCGATCAGCAACGACAACCCGTTTAATGCGCCCATGCCACTCTATCCTGTCGGGCCGGTGCCACCGGCTGGGCTGGGCACGTTGGTGCTGACGGCTCCGCTGCCTGGGGGCTCGTATCCCCTCATGGATGGGACGAGTCAAGTGGGGACGGTCACGGCCACGGCATTGGTCCAGCCGGGGACCTATCCCATCGTGCCAGGCGGCCCAACCGCGAGCGGTACGCTGACGGTGCTGTCGCCGCTTACTGCGGGCAGCTATGCCATCACGGGTGTCGGTCCGTTCGCCCTGGCCGCGCCGCTAATGCCGGGAGTCACCTACACGCTCGCCGGCACGCTGTCAGGCGCTTTGCCGCCGGGTGGCATCCTCGCGATCTTGAGGATTCTGTGCGCCTTCGCTCCGTTCATTCCGCCGCCGGAGGGGCCGATCTTGCAGGCGATCTGCGCCGCATTGCCCCCAGCGGTCAAACCGTGCCATTGACACAGGGATGTCCGCGCCCGGCGGGCAGCGAGTCGCCCGGCCGGGCGCCTACCTCTTAGAAGGAGTTCCAAATGAAATGGTTCTTGCTCACTTTCGTCGCCTTGGTTTTCTTGTGCGTCTTCGCGTCTGCCTCCCCCGCTGCCGATCCGCCAGCAAATAACGTGCAGCGGACCTGGAGCGAATCGGAGCTGAAGTTGCTGATTGCCAGGCAGGCCGCCGACTGCCAGCCGCAGCTTGTTGCCAATGCGGCATGTGGCAGCGCGGCCTGCGCCAGCGACTCGGCGAGCGCCTCAGTGTGTGGCCAGGGCGGTTTCGGAAGACGGGGGCACAGGCTTTTCAGCGGCCGATTGTTCGGTCGGCTTTTCGGTCGCCGCGGCTGCGGCTAAGGTCAAAGAGCGATGCCTGAACTCACGGCGACCTTTACGGTGGACACGCCCAAGGACGGGGACACCGTCATCCTGTCCTTCCCGGTCGCGGGGACGTGCTCCCTCGTGGGCGCCGTGATCTCCGTCAGCATCGTGAACAACTCGTTCGCCAATCCGAAGACCTGGAAAGGCGCCGCCACGGTGGACGCGCAGCACAACTGGTCGCTGGTGGCGATGCTGACGGAGGATTTCGTGCCGGCTGCCGTCCTGGCCGCCAGCATCACCGCGATCCCGCCAGGCACGTTCGGTGTCATCGGGGATTTGAAGGTGGTCAACACCTGAGGCTGCTTTGGCCAAGATTTACAAAATGTCCATCCGGCCAGCGCAGCGCTATGACGGGCCGGAGCTGGACCACGCCCCGTGGGGCGACTTGATGCGCGTGCATCTGACGTTCCCCGGTCTCGAGTTTTCAGGCTTTCGCATCAACCCGGACGACCTGGAAATGCTGCTTGACGACGTCTACCGCGACAAACCGAGACCAAGTAACGTGTGGCAGGATGAGCGCCACCTTTTGCATCCGGCTCATTGGGAAGTCGAGGTTGACGGCAAGCTCTCTCGCGGATGGGTTTATTTCATTCCAAAGAAGACCGTAGCCGAGAGCGTGAAGTGACATGAGGCCCCGCGATGGCCAACGAAATCAGCCTGACTGCTGGCCTGTCTGCCAACAAGGCCTCCATCATGTCGGGCCTTGTGGGGCGCAACTTCACGGCGTTGCAGTTCAACATGAACGGCAACGACTACTTCGAGGGCATGGCGACGATCACGACGACCGCCGCCGCCCTCGCCGTTGGCGGTGTCACCAAGCCCAACTATGCGGCCTTCTTCTCGCCCGGTGGTTTCAACAACGCCCTGACGCAGCCGAGTACAACCGTCGTGTCGGGTGCGGTGAACAATGGCAGCGGGTTGATCCGCATCACCGACACGGCGCACGGCTACCAAACGGGGGATGTCGTCACGGTCGCCGGGGTCGGCGGCACGACGGAGGCCAACGCCACCTGGGCGATCACCGTCATCGACGCCAACACCTTCGATCTGGTCCAGAGCACGTTCACGCACACCTTTTCGAGCAACGGCACGGCGCTCCTGATTCCCACCATCCGCATCCGCAACGGCGCGGCGGGTGCCGATCTCTTGCAACTTTTCATCGGGCAAGCGGCTGTCGTTCCCCTCCTGGTTGGGGCTACGCTTTACGCCATTTGCAACATGACCGGCCAACGGCTCGAATACCTCCTGCTCTCCTACTGAAACATTTTCCCTTGCCACAACCAAAGCGGGCGTGTACTATTGCGCGCGCAAGGGCGTCTTCCGGGCAGGGAAAGCGCTGATCGCCGTTGGCAGACGAACAAACCACGCCGGAGCCACAGCCAACGCCAGTCGCAGAGGCTCCGCCGTCTCTCGTCGAGCAGTACGAAGTCGAGCCGGAACCCGTAGAGGCCACGCCGGCGCCTCCGCCTCCTCGTTCTCCTGGCGAGGCGCCGGCCCCTCCTCGCGCCCGCGGCGCCGACGGCCGCTATCTCCCGCGCACCGAACCGGACCAGCCCCTCACCGAACCTGTTCGCAAACCATCCCAGCATCTCGTCAACCTGGCCCTTGATCTCGGTCTCAGCGAGCAAGAGGTCGCGGCGACTCCAGCCGACGCGCTCGAAGTCGCAGTCTACCACTTGACGCGCCAGCAGCTCGGCCGCCAGCGCGAGGCCAGCATTGCGCAAACGATCAACCAAGCGACGGATCGCAACCTCGCCAACGAACCGGCCGAGCCGGAGACATCGCTGGCCGACCTGGGCCTCAACGAGTCCAATTACAACGATGATTTCGTGGGCTTCCTGAAGCGCATGCGGAAAGAGCACGCCGACGAGATCAGGCAACTCAAAGAGCAAGTCGCTCACCTTCAGAGGGCGGAGGGCATCCGGGCGAACGAGAGCTTCGCCCAGAAGATGGACCGACTCTTCGCCGGCGACGAAGGGACGTTCGGCAAGGGCGACGGCCGGACGCTGGGCGAAGACTCCCCGGAACTGGCCCGCCGCCGCGCCGTCCTTGGCGTCATGCAGAGCCTCAAGGTCGGCACCGTCGAAGACAAGTACGCCAAAGCCTACGGCATCCTCTACGGGCAGCGCCAGGCCGAGCCAGGCTTGGACGACGAACTTGCGCGCCGCCAGGACGAATGGCGTCGCGGCAACACCGCCCGCCCGACGCAGCGCTCCAACGCAGGCGAGCCGCCCGGCGTGGAGAAAGCCACGCGCGGCGTTCGCGCCAAGCTGGCCGAGATGAACGGCGCCGCCGACAGCGGCGAAGCGAGCGCGGAAGACTTCTTGGGCGAGTGACCTTCACTGCCGAGCAGGCGAGTGAAACACAGACATGGCGGTTACACCAAATGCCTTGACCCCTGCGGGGATTACCGATCTCGTCAACACGACGCTCCGTGACCTCGGCAAGCCGCGCTTCACCGAAATCGCCACCGACTTGCAGGTCCATACCGCCATGCGGAACCTGCTGCGCAAGAACCGGATCGAGTTGGCATCCGGCTATGGTGTGCAGTGGGACGTGATGGTCAACCAATCGGGCGCGGCGGCCAATGTCGGCCTCGGCGCTTCGGACAACGTGAACATTGTGGACACGATGGTCCAGGCGACCGCCGACTGGCGGAATACGACGACGAACTACGCGATCATCGGCCAAGAGATCGCGATGAACAGCGAGCCGTCGCGGATCGTGGACTTGGTGAAGACCCGGCGCATCGCCGCGATGATCTCGATGGCGGAGATCATGGAGGGGAACTTTTGGGGACCGCCGATTGCGTCCACGGACAACCTGACGCCCTTTGGCGTCAATATGTGGATCGTCAAGAACGCGACGGAAGGCTTCAACGGCGGGGCGCCTTCCGGCTTCACGGTGATCGGCCTTAACCCGACGACCTACCCGCGCTGGCAAAACTGGACGTACCAGTATGTCAGCGTGTCGCGCGACGACCTGATCCGGCACTGGCGCAAGGCGGCGACGTTCACCGACTTCCGGCCTCCCGTCGATGGCATCCCGACGTTCAACACGGGTGACGTTTACGGCTTCTACACGAACTATGGCGTCATCGGTCCGTTGGAGGAAGCGCTGGAAAGCCAGAACGACAACCTCGGCCAAGACATTGCCAGCCAGGACGGCCGCACCATGTTCCGGCGCGTCAACGTGACGTGGATTCCCAAGCTGGAAGCGGACACGACCAACCCGGTCTACGGCATCAATTGGGGCTGGTTCAAGACCTACATCCTGAAGGGCTGGTGGCTGAAGGAGACGCACGTTCCGATCTATCCGGGCCAGCACACGATTTCCGCCCACTTCCTGGACTGCACTTACCAGTTCATCACGAAGAACCGCCGGTGCCATTTCGTTCTGGCGACCGGCACGACCTATCCAGCGTAACGGGGGACCGGACATGATCAAGCCGACCGTAGGCCGAGTCGTGCTGTATAAGGCGCGCGGCACGATGCTGTATCCGGGTGCCGGCGAGGATTTTCAGGCGGCGATCATTTGCCGCGTTTGCTCAGACAGCCGCGTGAACCTTGTCGTTTTCGATGCGGTGGGCAAGCCAATGGGCATGACCAGCGTCCTGTTGGTCCAGCCCGAAGACGTGGTGCCCGCCAGCGACTACTGCACTTGGATGCCGTATCAAGTCGGGCAAGCCGCCAAAACGGAGGCGCTGGAAAAGCAGTTGGCCGCAAAGGAAAAGAGTTGATCCAATGGCCCATCCCGAACAAAGCCCGCCGCAGTCCCGCCGCAAGGTTCTCTCTCCGCTCATGCAGGCGAAGGCGGACGCCTTGGGCGGCGAGAAGGTCAACTTCTGCCCGTTCGGTTGCACGTTGGAGCAGATCGACGAGCACGGCTATTGCGACCATCTCGTCGGCTTCACCAATGACAAAAAGACCTACGAGCCGATGGTCAAGGTAAAGGGCCGGCGCAAAGTTCAGCCGCGGATGGAGAAAATCGGCGAGGAGTACGACGACTTCGGCAAGGTCCAGCCGGTCACGCGCCCCGTTTTGGAGCAATGCAAGGACGGCGATCAGTTCGTGCAGATCACAACGTCTTTCCGGGTCTACCGGCGGTATCCGGGCGACAAGCCAAAGGCAGCAGTAGCGTTGGCCGAGCAGAAGTAAAGGACGACGCAATGGCGGTCAAGAACGTCACCTACCTCGTCAACACCGTGGCCAACACGGAGCGCGGCCCCAGCGAGGTCATTTGGGGATCGCCCGGCACGCCGAACGCCTGGGTCGAGGACTTCCTGCAGGACCCGCGCTTGGGCCTGCATGTCTTCGATGACTTCGCCTTGACCGGCACGGGTCCCGGTGCCGCCACTTCGTTTACCGGCAGCTTCGGCCAGTGGAGCATGTTCCAAAGTTCCAACAGCGGCAACATCATCGACGGCTCGGCCATCGGCGGCGTAATCAGCTTCGTGCCGTCGTCCGGGACGGTGGCGGCCGGCATCAGTTCGCCCACCGTTGAGATTCAAGGGCTGGCCGGTGCCTTCCAGTTCATCACGAACTCCTCGGGCGCCAGTGCGCTCCAAGGCAAGCTGGCCTTTGAGGCGCGTGTCGCTCTGACCAGTATCACATCGGGGCAGCGGGATGCCTTTATCGGATTGACCGATGGGGCGCCCGGCAATGCGAACCCTTTCTTGGTGGTGTCGGCCGGCAGCAGCAACATGCTCTCCAGCTCCAACAACCTCATCGGCTTCTACAACGCCGACTCCAATCGCGGCCAGGATTGGTGGTTCGTCTATCAACTCGCCTCCACGGCCCCGGTCTTTGCATCGAACCTCGGCTCCCTCGTGTCAAAGGTCACGGGTACGGCAATAGCCGCCGGGACCTTTTACAAGCTGGGCTTCGTGTATGACCCAAACGCGCTCCCAGCCAACATCGTCACGGCCAGCGATGGCCAGACGGTGGGCAACAATGCCAAGAAGATGATTCGCATCTTCGTCAACGGCACCGAGGCCGTGCCCTTCTTGACGCAGACGCAGAATATCCTGACGGCCAGTTTCCCCACGGGGGTAATGACGCCGATCATTGCCTTTGCGAACGTGTCGAACAGCGGGACTTCGAACTCGGCGACCAACGTTGCGGGGCTCATGAAGGTGGATTGGTTGCGTTGCGCGCAGAACTTACTGGCGTAGTCGTTCCTTGCGGAAGCGCCGGCGGTGGCTTGGGGAGAGCGCCGCCGGCCTTTTAACCGAGCAGCACATGGAAATCAGAGAAGCCATCAAGCAGGACATGCAGGCCCGCCGCAACGGCATTGCGCCTGCGAAGAAGTCAGCCATCGCCGTCCTCACGCCGACACTTGGGCAGGTGTCGATGTGGTGGGCGACGTGCATGCTCGACCTGCTCTGGCCGATGAACTGCGGCAAGTCGTTCATTCCCTGCCAAGACACGCACGGCGATCAGGTCGGAGAGATGCGAAACCGGCTCGTGTCGATGGCCCTCGCCTTTGAGGCCCAGCAGGGGATCAACCTCGAATCCATCGCTTGGATAGACGACGACGTGATCTTCAACCGCGCTTTGATCCTCGAATTGGCTCAGCACGACTGCGACATTGCCAGCGGGGTCTACTTCTCGAAGTCCGACCCGGCCGAGCCGCTGATCTTCGACGGCCCCAGCTCCGGTACAGGCAAGTTCCGGCCCGACGAGACCTTCGAGTCCTGGGGCTATGCTCAAGGGCTGAGCCTCGTCAAAACGAGCGTCTACAAGCGGATGCGGGACGAGTTGGAATTGGAGAAGGACAAGTACGGCCTGCCCTGCTGGTACAAGCAGCCCGAATTCGGAATGAACGAAGTCGGCGAGTTGTCCCTGGGCGGGACCGAGGATTTCTGGTTCTTCGAGAACGCATCGAAACTCGGTATCCGGCCGCTGGTGTGTTGCACCAAGCTGGCGTTCGGGTTCCACTACGACGCCAAGGAGAAGTTCGGCTACCCGCGCAAGCAGTGGGAGCAATGGGTGCGGCGCGAGCCGATTGTGTGGCCATTGAAAGAAGGGGGCGAGGTCGTATGGGGATGAAGCGACTCCTGCACGCCGGCTGCGGTCCGAAGGTGATGAAGCCGCCGCGCGAGTACGCGGCCATGAAGGAAGTGCGCCTCGACAAGAACCCCAGCGTGAACCCGGACGTGTTGGCTTCCATCGTGGCCATGCCCATGTTGGAGGACGACAGCTTCGATGCGATCTTCTGCTCGCACGTCCTGGAGCACTGCTACTTCCACGAAGTGGCCATGGCGCTCGCCGAATTCGAGCGCGTCCTGAAGCCGGGCGGCGAGCTGAAGATTCTCGCCCCCGACCTGCAAGCCATCGGCGGCAAGGTGGCTTTGGACCAAGCCGACTGCGTGCTTTACCAAAGCAGCATAGGCGTCGTGACGGCGCTGGACGTGATGTACGGGCACCGCGCCAGCGTCACGACCGGCAACCTCCACATGGCACACCACTGCGGGTTCACCCAACGGACGCTCCGGGACTCGCTCAATGCGGTCGGCTTCGTCAGCGTCGAAGTGGTGCGCGACACGACGCCCGGCGCGGCGCTTCAACTGGCGGCGACGGCTCGAAAGAAGGTGAGCAATGCCGGCGAGATCGCAGAAGCAGAGGGCGTACCTGAACTGGCGGTTCGGGCACGCCTGGGTGAAGAAGCACGGATTTGACAATCCGGGGAAGCTGCCCATGCGCGTCAAGAAGGCCAAGAAAAAGGCGCCCAAGAAGCACCCGACCGGGTTCCACGTCAAGAAGCGGAGGCAACGATGAAGAAGAAAATGGGCAAAGGCCGCAGCAACACGGGCAAGCAGGCTCGCGGCGAGATGCACTTGCAGGGCGGAGCCGACAGCTTCGCCACGCCCGGAGAACACGCCGGTCCCAAGGATTGGCACATCGGACATTTGGGATGCTGCCCCTCGGACGAGTACGAGGACGGCGGCGATACCGAAAACGAGCGCTGCGAACACGATTGATGTGGTGCCTCCTTGTTGCAGTAGGGGCAAGGACGCCCCCTTTTGAGCTATGGCTGAAAGCACGCTGACACTGAGCTGGTCCGACATGCAAGGGGAAGTCGGCTTCTTCCTCGGCTACGGTCGCGGTGCGGACAACGCCGAGGCCGCATGGACCGACATCCAAAAGGCAGCCATCAACTCCATCGTGCGCAGCGGGCTCCGCCAGTTCTACTTCCCGCCGCCCATTGAAGGGCAGGAGTCGAGCTACGACTGGTCCTTCATGAAGCCACGCGCCCAAGTGGATTTCCCGAACAAGGCGCAGAAGATCAACCTTCCTGACGACTTCGGCGGCTTCGAAGGCCAGATCGTCATCACGGCCTCCACGTCCCAGCTTTGGTGGCCGATTGACCTGAAGAACGAAGGCACGGTTGCTCAACTCTACAGCGAGACGCCGACCTCCACCGGCAGGCCGTGGGTAGCGGCCCTTCAATGGCAGAAGGGCACGCAGGCGACGCAAGGCCAACGGGCGAACCTGTGGCTGTTCCCAGCAGCCGACACCGACTACAAACTCGAATTCCAGTACTACATCCTGCCGGACTACCTCGATCACGCCTTCCCGTTCGCCTACGGCGGCATGCTGCACGTCGAGACGATCCTGGAAAGCTGCCTGGCGGTTGCGGAACAGCGATTGGACGACGCGACCGGCGTCCACACGGCCAAGTTCAACGAGCGGCTGATGGCGTCGATCAACGCCGACCGGAGGAACAAGCCGCAGAAGATCGGCTACAACGGCGACCGCTCCGACTTGCAGGATCGCTGGGGGCGGACGATTTACAACCACTACAACGACCGGATTTTGGTAAACGGTCAGCAGTATTGAGGTGCGCGATGAGAGCGCTGAGGACAAGGAAGGAGATCGCCTACGCCATTGAGGCGATGCAGATACAACTGCGCAGAGGCCCGCATTGCAACTATCCCCCGCTGCAAGAGCAGCGGCGTCTTGAGGACGAGAAGTACCATATGGCCATTGACGCCCTGAATTGGGTCATCGGCACGCCCGGCCAGCAAACAGAAGTTTTCGGCGAACTGCTCGATACTTCCCACGCCCTGGACCCGATATATTTGGACAGGTGACTGATGGCGAAATCAAAGAAGCATCCAGGTTTCAAATCGGTCCAGAAGAAGATCGCCAAGAAGTACGGCATGAAGCGGGCGGGGGCGATCTTGGCGGCCTCCACGCGGAAGGCGTCGGCCAAGGCCAAACGCAAGAATCCCAGGCTCAAGCGAGTGAAGGGGTAAGCGATGAACGCACGCGGAATGAAGCGGCTGAACTTGGGCGCTCCGAACGATCCAGTGTCGATCATCGTCGCGACGACGTTCCAAGTCACGGACCTGTTCCACGAGCGCGCCATCGTCGCCAACTTTGCCGGAACAGTGACGATCCAGTTGCCCATCGCGGTCGGCTCAGGCATGTTCGTCTCCGTGCTCGTCGGCACCAACAGCGCCGGCAATACGGTCATCGTCCAGCGCGGCATCGCGGCCGACCGCTTCCAAGGTTCCGTCTTCATCGGGATTCACAATGCGGCGACCGGGAAGGCCTTCCAAGCCAGTCAGGTCACGAACGCGAACACGCTGACATTGAACGGGACGACACAAGGCGGCGTCTCGGTCGGCGATTGGGTCAACTTCCTTGACATGGCAAGCGCCATTTGGGCCGTCGCCGGCACCGTGATCGGCTCCGGCACGATCGCGACGCCTTTCAGCAACACGTAGGAGAACGGCATGCCGGCGCACCAGACCCGCCCCTCAGCCAAAAAGGACATTGTGCTCAGGGTTCTTTTCGACCCCGAAACACAACTGCCGGGCTTGGCCTATAACCCCGAGGAGTTCAAGCGCTGGGAGTTCATCATCGCCGTATTGACGATGGGCCTAGAGCACGCCAGGGACATGAAGAAGCTGGCCGAGGTGAACGCGATGATGGCCGCTAACGCGGAAGCGAACCAGCAGGAGCAAATCCTTCAAGCGCTCAATGACCCGCGCTTCGGCAAGAAGCTATTGCAAGCGTAAGCCGCGCCGGGTGGCGTGGGCTTGCCGCCGCCGACGGGTGCTGTCCAACCTGCTCGGGGACGGCAAAACGTGGCGGCGGATACACCAGGGGGCCGGGAGTCTAAGGCAGGCTGCCCGGCCCTCCTTTTTAGGGGACGACCCGTGATTATCGATACGCTGGCCCAGGTTTGGAACCGGACCAACGGGACCAACTACGCCACCAACGGCTATCCCACGCGCATTCCCCAAACCGCTGCGCCCAGCACTAACCTGCCGACCGGAGGCGCGGCCGGCGACGGCGTGATCTACATGGGCGCGCAGTCACCGACGGGCGGCTACGGTAACTATTCGCCGTACGGTTTGCTCCTCTTGCCTTACGGCACGGATGCCTCCACCAAGACCTTCTCCCTGCGGGTTCTCGGCTGGTCCGTGACGCAATTGAACCTCGGCGTCCCGCTGTGGATTCCGGCAGTCATCGCCGACTTGACTGTGACGCTTGGGACAGCCGTGGGTATCAGCGGGGCCGATCTGGCGGCGACGCAGTTCTTCGGGACGACCATCACGGCTAACCTTGGCCCAACGCTCGTCAACTCGGCCGCGCCCAACACGGTGCCGCCCATCGTGCCGGATTACGCGATCTGGTCCCCCGGCTCCAATAACATCGCCAGCGTCATCATCCGCTCGTTCGGCTACCTGTTCCTCGAAGTGATCTTCACGACCGGCGGAAGCGCTACGGGTTGCAACAGCCTCTACAAGAAGGTTTGACATGGCCCGATACCGGGGCAAACGACCGATCCAAGATGGCGAGTCCCTGGCGGACTTCCCCTTTCCGCTGCGCGGCTTGGACGTGTCCACGGAATTCGAGCTTCAGCCCGACGAGACGACACCCACCGGCCTCAACGTCCGTTCCTACGAGCCGGGCACGCAGCGCGGCCGTGGTGGCTCGCGGCCCGGCTTGGTCCGCTATGTCCCCCTCCAGGTTTCCGACACGCACTTGATCCAGGACCTCGACTTTGTGGTCAGCAGCGCCGAAAGCGCGCTCTCGACGGGGTTTGATCCGCTCGATGGCGGCGGCGCGGGCGGCGTGCAGGACCCGTCCACCAACAATGGCGGCCTGCGGAATCCGGGCCGGTTCGTTCGCACGGGCGGCAGTGGAATCCAACTCAACCGCAATGCCTTCACCGTCGCCAAGCTGACACCCCGGCTGACTGCGAAGAACCAGACCAAGCTATTCGGGACGAACTTCTACTTCCAGGGGACCGAGTTCACGCAGACGGGCTTGCTGCCGGGCGACGCTTACACCGTGGCGACGCTCACCAGCGCCGGAGCAGTCGCCTCAGCGGCGGTCGGCAACTACCAGATCGCCATTGCGAACCCGATCCCGAACACGAGCCTGTCCGTGCATCAATCGCAGGGCAAGTACAACCCGGCGGTGCTCGTGTTCGGGAACATGAGCGTCTCGCCGCAGGTGCCGATAGCCAAGATTCTCTCGATCTTGGGCGGGCATTCGAACTTGGATTTCCGGGACTTCCCGTTCAGCAGCGGCATCGTTGCCGGTCCGTTCCTCGGCTACACGAATTGGCGGATCATCCAGTACCTGAAGGCCACCGGCTTCCCAACCAGCACGATCTCGGAGAGCGGCACGGTCGATCCGAGCGGCATGCCAACGAGCGTGGTCAACCCGGCGCACAACATCTACTCGGCGGTCGCGGGGCCGATCTCCACGGCCATCGACTACTCCAGCCAAATCCGCTTCGAAGTGTCGCTGGACGGGACAAACTGGCCGACTCCGCCGATCCTGTAGGACTTGTGGCATGCGCGGCGCGATCCGAGACCGGGAGGTTTTGAAAGACCTGCACTTTCCCAAGGCGGGCATCGACCTCTCGCTGGCCTTCCAGGAACAGCCCAACCGGCCCGCTGGTCCGAACGGCGAGTATGCCCGGACCACGCCAACCGGCCTCAACGTGCGGGCCTTCGAGCCGGCGAGCAACCGCGTGCGCGGAGGCTCGCGGACGGGACTCGTCAGGTACATCAACGCCCAAGTGTCGGGCATCGTGTTCATCGTTCAGGACCTCAACCTCGTTGTCGGGACGGGTTACACCAACCCCGGTGGTATGAGCCAGACAAGCAACTCAGGACGTGTGGTAACGCTGGTGGCGGTCAGCCAGGGCAACGTCTTCGTGACGACGCCCGGCGGAACGTCATGGACCGCTGCCGTCAACAGCAGCGGCGAGACTCCGCCTTTGAACTTCTCCGGCGTCCTGTTCTCCTCGCCCAATCAGCAAAAGCTCTACTTCGCGGATGGGGTGAACTTCGTCTACTACGATCCCAGCCCGAACACCGTGTTCGCTTGGAAGGCTACGAAGGGCACCCTGCCGGTCGATGTCAACGGCAATGCGCCCCGCCTGATCACGACTTGGCGTGGGCGAACCGTCCTTTCCGGCCTCGTGCGCGACCCGCAAAACTGGTTCATGTCGAAGATCAGCGACCCCAACAATTGGGACTACTCGCCGCTCTCCGTCTCGCCGGATCAAGCCATCGCCGGCAACAACTCGCCTTTGGGGCTGATCGGGGACGTGATTACCACGATGATCCCTTACAACGACGACATCCTCATCATGGGCGGGGATCACTCCATCTGGCAGTTCAACGGCGACCCGATGGCCGGCGGTCAGATCGACCGGATCAGCGACACGATCGGCATGGCTTGGGGCATCCCGTGGTGCAAGGACCCCTACGGGAACATCTTCTTCGTCTCGAACCGGATGGGCATCTACACAATGGTCCCCGGCCAGCAGCCTCAGCGGATCAGCCAAGCCATCGAGCAGCTTGTGCTCGACATCGACACGGGAGCCAACTCGATCCGGTGTGTGTGGGATGATAGGTTTCAGGGCTTGCACGTCTTCGTGTCTCCCTTGGCAGCACCGGCCGTGACGAAGCATCTCTTTTGGGAGCAACGGACAGGCGCTTGGTGGCGGGATCAGTACGCCAGCGTGAACTACGACCCCATCGCGACCGTGACCTTGGACGGCAACACGCCGGGAGATCGGGTGCCGCTCATCGGCTCGTGGGACGGCTACGTGCGCTCGATCAGCGCGACAGCGACGTTGGATGACGGGCAAGCGATCACGTCCAGCGTCGTCATCGGTCCGCTGCTGACGAAGGACTTCGACGAGATCATGTTGAAGGACCTCCAGGCGATCCTCAGCACGGGATCGAGCCAGGTCACTTGGAGCGTGTTGGTCGGCGCGACGGCGGAAGGGGCGCTCAACGCGGGCGCGGCGGCGACCGGGACGTGGAGCGCGGGAAGGAACTTATTGAGCTTCGTGCGGCGCTCGGGCCATGCGATCTACATCCAGATCGACGCTTCGGTGCCTTGGGCGATGGAAGCGATCCGGGCGCGCTTGGTCGCCTTGGGCAAGGTGCGGAGGAGGAGCTACTGATGGTTGCTCCCTTGGGCGGCGGAACGGCAGGCGGAGCCATGTTCGGCATCGCGCCGGCGACAGGCCCGGCTCCCGGCGCGCTTCCACCGATGGGACAGGTCGCGCCCGGCAACTACCAACTTCAAGGCGCGTTGCCTTTCCAGGCGGCGGGCAATCCCTTCAGCCAGAATCTCGGCGAAGCCTACCAATCCAGCTACAACGCGGCGCTCGCGCAGAACCAGGCGCTCTACGGCAACATCCTGCAAGGCTACAACCAGGCCCTTGCCAATCAGCAGCAGGCCCAGCGCGGCATCGTCGGCGGCTACGGCGCGCTCAAAGGCGAAGTGCTGGGCCAAATCCAAGGAATCGGTGCCTCACAGGCTCAGCAAATCCAAGACGTTTACGCCCAGCAACGGGGCGCGCAGCAGCAGCAGCTTACGAGCGCGGGCCTTGGAAACACGACCGTCCAAGGCTCCATGATGCGCGGCCTGACGCTGGACGAGCAGAAAGCCCAAATCGCTCTGGCCAATCAGATGGCCCAGCTCCAGGCCGGCTACTCCGCGCAGCTCGGCTCGGCCGGGCTGGCCTACCAGGGGCAGGCCGCAGCGGCCAACACGGGGGAGATGAACCAGGCGCTGGGATGGATGAACACCGTCAACGCCGCTTATCCGAACGCTCAGAGCTACGCCCAACTCCAGTACAACCAAGGCTTGATGAATGCGCTGCAAAGCCGGGCCGGAATCAACGCCGTTCCCGGCGGCCTTTACGGTGCCGGGATCGGCGGCGGGGGGCTGCGGCCGGTGGTGCCGAATGCGCCGCCGAACATCCGCTACGGCAATCCGCTGGACTACGGGGGCGGCGGTGCCGGACTGAGCACTTTCGAGGGCGGCGCTGGCACGCCTTCGCCGGCAATGTACGGGCCGGGTAGCACGATGAACTTGGCGCAAAACCCGCTGTTCTATCCCGGAGAAGGCGATCCGAACGACCCGCTGTCCGGGAACTACCGGCCAGGCGGCTATGCCGGGACAAGCCAGGACTATTTGACCGACACGGGAGCCTACAGCTCGCAACCCTCGGCCGCTCTTGATTTGGGCGGCGGCGACTACGGCACCGCTTACGCTTAGCGAAAGGATTTTGTCATGAAGGCCAAGCTTGATTGGGTTCGTCCGCTGCTCCGCCGGGCCATGCCGCACGGCCGACTCCGCCACAACCTCCGCTTCAATCCGTCGCAGTTCGTCGATCTGCTGGCGCTTGACGAGGCGCGCCGAGTGCGCGACCAGTCGCCGGAGATGTCCGGCACGACCGGGACGTGGACGGAGCTGATGTACGCCAACGGTGCCGACTTCACCGCCGTTGCCAACTCCGCTGTGGAAGCGTCCCTCCTGGCGGGCCAGAACGATCAGCCTACCATCGGCAGCAACTTCTTCTTCAACAAGCAAGGCTTGCGGCGCGGCATCGTGCTTGAGGCTCAGGGCATCATCGGCACGACCAGCACGCCGACGATCATCTTCCAGGCTCGGCTCGGAACCACAGTCGGCTCAGCGTCGCTAACGGGCGCTTCCATCGGTGTCAGCGCCGCTATCACGACCGCATCCGGCGTCACGAACAAATGGTGGAAGCTGCGATTGGTCCTGCTCTGCACGGTCGTTGGCCAAGGCACGAATAACTCCACCTTGGCGGGCGCGGGCGAAGTGACAAGCCCCGGCGGCTTCGCGTCGCCCTTCATTTACCCGTTGGAGCCGACGACGCCCGACACGGCGACGTGGACGGCGACGTTCGACAACACGCTCCAGCAGTACGTCAACTTGTCCGTGACTTGGGGTACGGCCAGCGCGTCCAACACGATCACGGCCAAGCAACTGATGATGTGGGGTCTCAACTAGCCGGAGTGACGCGCCATGCAGCCGTGGGGCAGCCCGGTGCTGACGGCGCACTTCACGGCGGCCGACAACACCAACCTCGTCAACTACACTCCCGACCTTGGACCCAAAGGCGTCCAAGGCGGCAGCGGCACCTTCCAAGTCATCGGCAACCAGGCCCAGCCCAACAGCGCCGGCAACGGGGATATCTTCCTCTACGACCTCGGCTTCTACGACTACACGCTGACGTGCGCCGTCACGGGCTACGTCAACGAGGTCCCCTTCCAGCTAAGCGCGGCGCTCCTGTGCTTCCGCGTCCTTGATGCGACCAACTTCCTTTGGTGGTACTGGCAGTGGGATGCGGTCGGCAACAACTTCCAACTCTTGAAGCGCGTCGCCGGGGTCGATACGGTTCTGACGCAGACTCAGTTCAACGGCGTCGGCGGCCAGCAGTACCAGGCGCGTGTCACCTGCCGGGGCGACGCGATCACCGTGGGCATCGGCGGCACGGAGGTTTTGAACTACTCGACGCCGGCACCCAATCCCAAAGCCACGAAGTTCGGTCTCTACTACGGCTTCGCTTCCGGCCTGGCGAACGTGGCCAAGTGGGACGACCTGCAACTGGCGGTCGATACGTCGCGGACGCCCGAAGTCATCCAAGGCCCCAACATGATGGGCGCGCCTTGGGTCCAAGTCCTCCTGCCCGACCCGCTCATCATGGCGTCCGCGCCGCCACCGGCGCCGCAAACAGTCGCCGTGCCGGAAATCTCCCAAGGCCCGATTATCCTTGGCGCGCCTTGGGTGCAGAAGGTCGCGACAGAGCCGATCCCGAACATCGTCGTCCCACTGCCCTTGCCGAAGCCCAGCATCTTGCCGGAGATCACCATCGGCCCGCAGGTGCTCGGCGCGCCGTGGACGACACGGCTCTTGCAGGACCCCTTGCTACCCGCCTCGGCTCCGCCGGTCGTCGCGCCCGCTCAGCCCTCGACGCCGGAAATCACATCGGGGCCGCCCCTGCGCGGCGCCCCGGGGAGCATCCACTTTCCCATCGACCGGGCCGAGGCCTTCCCCAAGCCGGCCGCCGTCCTCGTTCCCGTCCC